CCAGCACCGCCCTACGCGCGTTTCGCAATTACACCCTTGCACCTCGGGCGGTATATGTTAAAACTTTTAACAAACACACGCCACAACCCGACACTCATCCGCGGTCGTATCGCCTCACGCGATAAGAAAAACCCCGGCCTTGTGGGTCGGGGTACACTCTTGTGTTTCGATTGTCAATTAGAAACAGCCTGCATCAAACGAGCTTAACGGCCAAGAGTTGTTGTCCTATGTCATGCAGCGCATCCTCCAGCTGCTTGCGCTCAGCACGTGTGAAGAAGGCTGTCTTGCCATTCACCTTGTTGCCATTCATACGCTGGTACAGCCATGTGCGTGACTTGCCGAAGTAATGCTTGGCGATATAGCTGAGGTTGATACTCTCTATGACACCTCCCAAAGCCTTGCGGGTGTCATTCACCTCTTCCTCCATCATACGGTCGCCTTTAGCCAGCAGTGCCTCTACATCAGCCAACAGTCTTTCATTCTGCTTGCTGAGTTCATTCTTAGCTCTAACGGGTGCGACATTGCCCCTCTGTACTGTTGTCTCCATATTGCTTTGTTTTGTGAGCCCCCGAAGGGGCTCTTGTTAATTACTCTAAGAAATACTTTTTCACGATGTTCAGATTGTCGAGAAGTTCATCTGTCACTTTCTCCTTGATGTCGTCTGGGAGGTCTGACTCTTGAACTCTCTTGATTTTCTTTTGTAGTTCATTGAAGTACTCCCACCATTCTTCGTTTGTTGCCATTTCATTCAAAATTTAAAAGTTCGACTTGTTTCTAATTGACATTGCAAAGGTACGAAATTTTTTTCAAACCACCAAATAATCAAATGATTATTTTTGCATAAAAGCTAAAATTTAACATTTCAGGGTGCTTAGCACCCCATCGCGACCTCCGTTCACCGGGCAGGAGCATAGCGAGCGGCCAAGGGTTGGGCGGGGTACGGATGGCGCGATACCAAACTATCGGCAGCTGCAGGACTGCAGAGTCTTGGCAAGATATACAGCCATGACGACATCAGCACCAGCGGCCTGCATGGCACCGATGAATGCCCGCGAGGACTGGCCTGTAGTCCAGATATCATCGATGACAAGCACCTGACGGCCACGGAACCAGTCGCCATCGACATGCACATAGTGCTTGATATTCGTCGCGAGCTCATATTCACCAGTGACATGCGCACGCTTGCGACTTCCGCTGACCTGTACGCGGTCGAAACCGTCTATGGCACCCGTCAGCCTGCACAGCTGCTGTGAGAAGCGCTTCCAACGGCGTACGTGCGAGTACCTGGTACTGGCAGGCACACACACGATGACCACGCCGTGCAGGTTGACGGAAGACAGGAACTGAGCCATACGCTCAGCGAACCAGCGGCTATAGACGTTCCTGCCAGTCTTGAAGCCTAACAGCATCCTGCTGTAGTCACGACTCTCGAAGGATGCGCTGTCCCAATGGCGTCTGGGGACGTAATGACCTAGTGCGAACTGTCTCATAGCTGTACCCTTTCCTATTTCAGTAAGGAGAAAAGAAAGAGGCCGCACTAGGCAGCCTCCTTCACGCGCTTGGTGCGCTTCTTGGGTTTTGACTCCACCTGAGCCACCTGTGCCCCGAGTTCGTCGAGGCACTGTGTCAGCATCGAGGTGGCTCGCTTCACATCGAAGAGCGTGGTCTTGATGAAGGCCGGTTCCTCTTTCAGGCTCTTGAGCCATGACTTGAGATAGGCTGCACTCTCTTCCTTGATGTGACTGTCGAAGCCATAGCGGTGAGCCGTCAGTGCAGCACCCAGTTCTGCCACGAGCTCCTCGCGGGCGTACTCGGGCGATCCGAAGAAGGCCCCTGGCTTCAAGCGGTTGAGCTGGTCGGCTATTCCAGTAGAGTGTATGCACTCATGGAATGCCGTGCTGTAGAACGACTGACCGTTCTCGAACTGGTCCTTGGCTGGAAGGACGATAGCATTCTCAGCCGGTGAGAAATAGGCACGGTCCTGATGCTTCATCGATATCGGGCAAATCCACTTACCCTCAGAGGCCATCACGTCGAAGGCTTTGAACTCATAGCCGTCGGACTTGACTTCCCCACGGGTGGGCATCAGTTCCGCTACCAGCTTCTTGTAAAGCTCCGGGCGTGCTTCCTCGATGTTCGTCTGAGCGATGTTGAAGACGTCATAGACCTGTGTAGCAGGATAGACCTTCCATCTCTTCTGCTCATCCTTGCTGAGGAGCTTGTAATCCTCGTACTTCATCTTATTGCCGTCGTCATCCTTGACAGTGAACGAGGTGAGGAATACAGGGAAGGACTTCTCACCCTTGAGAACGTGCACCCATGGCAGCTTCTCACCCTCTGCATCCACAGCAGGCACTCTGCCGTTTGCCGAGTCGGTGAAGTTGAGCGATATGGCTCTGTTGAAGGTGATGAATACGGGCAGCTGGTAGCCTTGTTTCTCGCAATGCATCAGAAGCATCAGCGTGTTCATACCATTGTATTCACGTCCGCTGATGTTGCGCGGCCAAGAGAGGCTGCCTTCCGTAAACCAAGGCTTCTGCCAGTTGTTCTGGATGGACTCGATCTTCTCGATCATCATGTCTGCGAAGAGGTTCAATGCGCGCTCTTCCTTGTTCACTGTAGCATTGCTGCTGTTGTTCTTGTTCGTTTTCATAATGCTGAATGTTTAAATTGTGAATAATTAGGTTTGTTGTTTGTTGTCGGTTCAGGCAACCTGCTCGACCTGAATATAGAGGATGTCTACATACATCTCATGTGCCATAGACTCGGCGATCATGCAGGCTTCGCCATAACTGTTAGCGTCGACCTCGAAGTCGTAGTGCTCATTGTCCTCACACTCTACCTGCACGCCATAGGTGCTGAAACTTGAAAGGTTTCCGATGTGCCGCTTGATTCTGCTGTTGATCTGAGATTTCATTGTAATTGTAGTCATAACTTTTGCTTTTTAGTGTTAAACTTGAAGCGCTGGGCGCTTTTGTAATTTTTACGTGCATATCAGGACAAGCAAAAAGAAGGCACGTAAAGTCAAGGGAACGCCAGGCAAATTTTCACCCTTGCGGCTTCAGCAGTTTTTCGAAACCGGCAAGCCTGCCCGAAAAACTTTGAAAATTTCCTGAGCGACAACAGCGTGAGCCCTTGCGAGAGCCGTTTGCTGTAACTTTGCAAAGGAAAAATCAAACCGCCTGTGCCCGAAAGTACTAAAAAGCGTTTGACTACAGATGAAATCCAAACAGCAGGTGCAGCACTACGGATTCCACCCTATGACAGCACCAGGCAGGCAGACTGTGAGGACGGGCACGAAAAGGATATGACGCGTGGTATGGCGTACCCTGCATGCCGCGTCCATGGCACGACATACAAGGATATCCCATCAGGTCGGTTGCCACGACAGCAGACAGTAAACCATTCACAATACGTTCAGCGAAAACAAACGGGTACGACGGCGCGCTACGGACAACAGGGGGCAGCGCATCTCCTTCGCATGATGTCGGGAAGGTACTTCCAGAACTGCGGAAGCACAAAAGGAAACTGGCAGACGCTCACGCGCCCACCAGCAGGAAGTATAAACATAAAAACACAAAAAAAAGATGCAGATGCAGCGAGACAAGGCCTGCTGCCGTATCACCTATACGATGCCTGCTCCACCACCGCCACTGGCATAGGCAGAACCGCCGAACTCCACAGCGATGCAGAGCGTATCGAAAGCGTCAGAGCCATCGGTGCGGCTCTCGAGGGGATCTTCCTCTGACTCTTCCTTTTTCTCACCTGACTTATCCTTCTGGTTGGTACCGTTCACCGTCATGGCTGAGTCGATGGATACCAAAAGGTCGGGATTGTTCTCCTCATTGATGAGCACCTGGTAGGTCGTGCGAACGCCACGGAACATATCGTTGATGAGCTGCTGCTTCACAGGATGCCGCCATGGCTTACCTATATACACCTTGCGGACGATCCACCCGCAGGCATTGAAGCTCTCCTCGACCACCACGTGGAAGTCGGCCTTGTTGACACCATAGTTATTGCCCACGAATGTCGAGTCGAAGCAGAAGACGACCTCCTTGTGCCTGTGAGGACCGTAGTACTCGCATATCCTCTTGACCAGTTCGGGCAGTCGCTCAGCATATTTGACGAAAAAGCTTTTCAGTATACGCAGCTTCATATCGCTGCCAGGCTGGCCTACGACCGCCCAGTTGATGTTCGCATTGGCGTCCATGGCCACCCATATGGGAGCCGTCGGGTCGACGTCACTGTCCCACCTACAGTCAGCATTGCGCAGCTTATCCATGTCATAGCTCAGCGAGTCGATATACGACTTATTCACGGCCGTATAGAGGTTACGGTCTGACTTTGCGTTGTAGAACGAGTCCTCCGAATGCTCCACCCTCTTACACATGATGGTGGTGCGGAAGGTGGCTGGAGGCATATCCCTGAAGCACTGTGCGATGAACTCCTCGCCGAGGATCTCCAGATTCTCGATACTCGAGAACTCCTTGTACAGGTATGTGTCAGCACGCAGCATATTGATACAGCGTGACAGTTTCCTGAGGTAGTGCAGCTCGGCAGGCGTAGGCTTCTCGTTGGCTGCAACCTTGTCGGCCACGCGCTTGCGTACCTCGTACAGTTCCACCAGCAGGCCCTCGAGAGTGGTCACCTTCTTGCTGTCACACTTCTCGCGGTCGTTCAGGAACCACGAGCCTTTCTTGGTTGTCGGCATATCCGAGAACTTGGCGATGCCGTGATGGTAGAAGATGCTGCCGAAGACGTTGCCGTTGCCGCGGTTGGCAGGAATGGTCTCGTCTTTCAGCTGCTCGAAATTGATGAACTTCGCCTCGTCGATGAGGATATAGTCAAAGCTCTGTGAGTTTGACGTACCCTTGCGGTCCTGCGACACGATGGTGGCGTAGCTGCCGTTATAGAACGAAAGGGTATTCTCCCAGTTCATAGGCTTGATGATGGGATCCTTCCATCCCCAAGCCTTTGCAGGCTTCTTGCCCCAGGCATAGTGTACGTTCTCGACGAAGCCCCACCGGCGCAGGTGGGTGTCCCATGACGGGATGATATTTGTCCACATACGTTTGGAGTTGGGACCTACCAGCGCCGTATTGCTGCCCGGCATTCCCTCCGCGTTACGACGCAGCAGGGAGGCCGCTATCAAGCCCTTGCCGATGCCACGGCCGCCGACCATGGTCATGTTCTTACACATCATGGACAGCATATAGGCCTGTGCCTGGTTAACGTATTGCTGTTGCGTCTGCATGGGCTTCTATCTTTTTGGCTATCTCGTTCTCTTTCTCCGTCACAGAATCCGTCAATTCGACGGCCTCCGTGAACTCTACGATATCGGCATCTTCCTTGATATGCTTGTAGATGCTCTTGGTATAATGTGCTATCAGCTCATCCATGACGGCACGCACACCTGGTATCCTCTCGAAGCCGAGGTAGGACACGTCGAAGGTGAACTGCAGCTTGGGAAGCTGGCCATAGTTGAAGTCATGGGCATCTTCCTGGTCGAGTTTGTTGTACTTGCCATACTGGCCTGCCAGCTTGGCGATAGCTGCCGCATCCTCCCTGCGAACGGCGATGGCATAGCCTTCCATAATCATGTTGTTGAAGCGCCAGCGGTGCCATTCCTTCGAGCACTGCTGCAGGCTGCCTACGATGGCATGGAGTATCTCCAGATCCTCGTAGGCCGTACGCCGTGACAGTGCCGTACCTTCGTCGCTCTTATAGCGTGCCTGGATATAGTCGATGTATTCGCGGTCCTTCTTCAGGGGATTGCGAAGCATGTAGTTGTAAATATCGCGAAGCCTGACAATCCTAGGGATGACCTGCTCCGGAACCTTGTTCTCAATCATCTGCTCTTCCGTGAGCATCAGATTGGTAGAGTAGATGTCTATGTTCGTTGCGTTCATTCAATACTGTTTATAGCCTGTCTGAGCCACGTCACGGCATTCTCGATAGCCGTCGGCGAACCGACGTCTGCCAGACGCAGCGTTTTCTCATGCAGCTCACGGGCACGCTCGGCAAGGACTTTCCTATAGAGCTGTCCGACTTCCGAGAACTCGTTGCTGAATTCAGCAACCGTCTCACCACTCAGCCCCAAGAGGCTGCCAATCTGCTGGGGCGTCATCAGCAGGCGCGCCAGCTTCTCTATCTCCTGTAATAATACCTGTTCCATTCCTAACGTCTATCTCTACACCTCCGTTGCCGCAGGTATCCATGAACTGTTCCAGCATCTGGCTGAAGACATCCTTGTCGGTAGTCACGATGGTAGACTCGGCACGGTCGCCATAGGTCTGGTTCTGTGACGTGACCACGGTGACCTCCATCCTGTTCGTATGCACCAGCAGCACCTTTGAATGGTTCTGCCCGAGCATGACGCTGTCGAAGACGCCAGCCATCAGCTGCTCCAGCTGCAGCGTCTTGCGGGCTGCCCGATGGTCCAGGAGCAGGATGCCATGACGCACCAGCCCTTTGTCACGCAGACGTGCCACACCGTTCAGGAACGGTTCACTGGTGGAATAGCTGCTGACAAAGATGCTGGCAGGCCCTGTCTGGGACAGTATCCATCCCAGCAAGCCCAGCGTATGCAGACCGCTGCCGAAGTAAGCCTGTATGGGTTTCTCGGCCAGCGGTTTGAGTATCATCGATATGTCCCTACCTCTAGGCATCCTGCTCAGGTATAGTGACACCTGCAGCCTTCAGCTTCTCGATGGTAGCGGGAAGCATTTCCTGCTTCAGGGCGACAAGGGTATTGACGGCATCCTGCAGTTTCTGGCGGTGCTTGTCCGTCATCGGGTCAGCCTTGAGGTTGCGCGTGATGGCAGAACGGGCATTCGTCACGGCTTTGGCATTATCCCAGTAGGCTTTGGAGTCCACCTTGTCGCCTATCAGGTAGCTGTCATACTTCTCGTAGGCCTTGACGAGGTCATCCTCTGCCTCACGGAGGACATTGCACAGTTCGTTGCCGTCGCAAGGCTGATAGTCCGGACGCTCAATCATGATGGCCAGCTGCTGACGTAGCTGACGCATCTTCTTCCAGCGGTCTGCATTCTGCTCCCACAGCTTCTTGATGGGTTCAGGCAGCAGGTCGTGGTCGTCACGGCGTTTGCGGACGCCTTTCTCCACTACCACAGCACTTGTCTTTTCCACCTTGACGGTCTCAGGACGGACGGCCAGCTGCTCGTCGACCTTCTTGACGACGGCTTGGTTGAAGGGCTTCACCTGCTGCTTCGTCAGACCGCGCTTACGGATGGCATAGTGCTTCTTCAGGTCCGTACGTATCCACGGGAGCATAGCCTGCGGACGCACCTGTGCCGTATTGTATATGGCACGTGCCCGTTGCGGTTCCAGCTGCAGCAGCATTGTTGCCGCATCCTTAATCTCTTGGTCGGTAGGCTTTTCCTTCTGAAGGAACACGCCTATCTTGTTTGTCAGGATATTGTCCATAGTATAAAATTTAAAGCGGCAACCATGGCTGTAGAGCCAAGGTCACCGCCAATGATCATGATTAACTTTACAGTTGACTTGGACTACTGGGACACAGTCTTCATCTTACCGTCTGCGCAGTCCATGTACTCTGTTGACGAGAGCATCAGCTTACCCTTGTAGGTAGGCACTGGGCATTCGTCGTAACACTTGATGGCCAGCGTGGTCGTGATGGCACCTGTTGCCTCTGCTGCGGTGTCGCCAGAGCCGTCGGTGTGGCACTTGAACATCTCGTTGCCGATGATGCAGAACTTGCCGTCACGCTGCTGGTAGACATAGACGACATCGTCATTGAGGGCCTGACGCAAGAAGCCCTTAACGTCATCCTCCATACCTGCCACGATGGCGTTGGCCTGGTTGTTGACGAGCTTAGAGCCATCCTCACCGACAGTCTCGAACGTCACATTGGATGCTTCGTCCTTCAGGTCGATGAACTGGAAGTACTTGTCAGACTGGAGCGTGAAGTCACCAGTATAGGCGGCAAGGCCGGCCATGGTGATATTCTCCGTCGACGGTGTGGGCAGCGTAGGGAACGCTGCGATGTCAGCCTTGTTGATATAGTACAAGCGGCGACGGATACCAGGCAGTGAGCGCTGTCCTGGGCAAGACTCGATAGAGTCGTAAACCGATGCGGTATTGCAATTGCTTTCCATATTCCTTGGTTTTATTTCGTTAGACAAAGCGCGCAGGGGATTGCTCCCCTGCCCGCGTTACTTATTTATCCTCCGCCTTGCTGTGCAGCTGCTGCAACAGCCAGGGCGTAGCTAGCATGAGCGGCGTTGTACTCGTCGTCACCTGCGAAGGTGGCGGTGATGAGCGTGGTACCAGCACCGACAAGTGTCACGGCACCTGTGCTCTCGTTCACGGTGGCCACGGTCTCGTCAAAAGAGCTGTAGGCCAAGGTCTTACCAGCGGGATCGGTGGTAGCCGTCTGGCCGACGTTCTCGTCACCCATGGTGGCGTTTACCACAGAATTAGTGAAGGCAACCTCCACGTCAGACTTCACGACGATGGTCTCGGGCTCGTCGTCGCCACTGTCATCGGTATCACCCTCAGGCGTGATGTCGCCGATCATGATATTCTCCTTGCGGAGCGAGCGGATCTGCAGACCGTAGATACCGGCATACGCGAAGGTGCAAGCCCAAGGCGAATAGCTGCCGATGTACGGAGCATTCTGCTGGTTCATGATGTCGGTACCGAGCAGCAGGTTCTGCTTCACGGTGATCTTCAGGTAGTTCGAGCCTGCCATGTTGTCCAGCACGGCGAACTCGCACTTGTTGTTCGAGCCCTCGAGGTACACCTTGTCATACGACTGGTTGTAGGGCAGAGCACCATGACGGGTCTGATAGTCGTCGCAGTAGTCTGCGTAGACATCAGGCGACAGGTACATGTAGACCTTGCGGCCACGCAGCATCTTGTCAGCTGCACGCCAGAAGGCCTTCAGCTTCTCGATGGCATTGGTCTTGTTGATGGCACCTAACTTGATGTAGTTGCCATTTGCGGCCTTGATTTTCTCTGCCGTGATCTCCTTACCGATGATGGTGTCGAACGAGTCGAAGAGGTCTGCGGTCGTTGTGCCGCTCACTTTGCGGACGGCACCGCAGAAGATGACGTCGTTGATGTGCATACCGATCTTACCGGCAAACAGCGACACGAGCTTGCGTGCGATGTTGTGCTTCGAGATATTCTCGCCCAGAGCGATGCTCTCTCCCCAGATGCTGTGCAGCAGGGGCATGGGGTCGAAGTCCTTGGCACAGTTGCCAGGATATACGACGAGCGTACGACCGACGATGCCGTATTTAGCCTTGTCATGGTTCTTTACGCTATAAGGAGCGAGCTGTGCGTCTCCGTCGAGCTCACCGAAGGTAATCTGGTTACGGACACCGGGGAGCACTGTTACGTACTTAGCCGTCTGGTCCTGAAAGACCTGGAACGGTATCTGCTGGAGGATGGAAGCGATCTGCTGTGCGCTCTCCTCGAGGAATTGTGGAGTGATGACCTGAGCCAACTCGTCCACTGTCATGTCATGAATTGATGCCATGGTTACAGGAGGTTTTTGATTGAATTAAACATTTCCTTTGCATTCTTGGGCTCAGCATCCTGAGCGCCAGGCTCACTAGCGGGATGAGCTGGTGACTTGTCACCGGCCTTGGCCTTGAACTCATCATACTCTTTCTGAAGGTCGGCAAGCTGCTTGTCCACGTCAGCCTTGGCTGTGGTAGCAGTATCCTTGGCTGTGTTGGCCTCGTTGAGCTGACGCTCGAGGTCAGCAATACGGTCAGCCTTGGCCTTCAGATCATTCTCGATAGCTGTCAACTGATCCTCAGTGAGGTTGGCAGTGCCGTTCTCAGTGTTCAGCTCGATGTCCTGCAATGCCAGGATGGCGCAGAACAGATTCAAAACGATCTTTTTCATTGCTGTTGTTTTTTGATGTGAATTATGTGGTTGGGGATTATTATCCTCTTTCTTGAACCTGCTGGTGATACGCTGCAGCAGTGACGGCTTCTCAGCCTCGAAGGCCGGTACCGCGTAGTGCTCAGCGGCATTGCTGTACGAGGCGTAGGCGTTCTTGACGGCCTTGGCCTTGGCAGCAGCATCGTCATCCTCGTCGATGATGGCATCCACCAGCCCGAACTCCAGGGCATCCTTGGCGCTGAGCCATTTTTCCTTGGCCATCAGGTCAAGATTCTCTTCCAGCGTCTTCTTGTTACGCGTGGAATAGATGTCTGCTAGGCACTTGTCGATAGTGTCCAGCTGCTCGCGCTCATGCTGAAAGGCCTTGATGATCTCGTCGATTTTCTCCTTGTTGGCCGACGTCCATACGTCGAGCATCTGCGAGGAGTTATGGATCAGCATCATAGAGCCGCGTGCGATCTTGACGGACTTGGCCTTCATACAGAGGATGGTAGCGGCACTTGCCGTCATACCGATAATGACCATGTTGCACTTCCCGTGGTCCTTGATATATTCCATGATGGTCAGACCGTCATCGATATATCCGCCGAGGGATGACACGGCAATAGTAAGCTCCTGATCCTTGTGCTCGTTCAGGAAGCTCTTCACCATGTTGGCAGTGGTACCGCGGTTGCCAGTCCACCAGTCGTACTGCTCTCCGATGGTACCTGTGATGTAGTAGTCGAACTTCATAAAAATTACTCCTTACTTTTGTTTGCTTGCAAAGATAAGGAGTAATTACAGTTATAGAAAATACAATTACGATAGCACGGATAGCAGCGGACGGCGTGATTTCAGGGTGATTGTCACGTTTCTGAGCTGGTTTTCCGTACCCTTCTCGGGATAGGCAACGCTCTCTTTCCAGACAGGATATGGCCGTGACGATGTGCCGATGATATACTCCTGACCTTTCTGTGTCGTCACTCGGTAAGCAAGGCCTCTCATGTCGGACGGCTCCTTGCATGTCGTCTTGAATGTCACGGTCAGCGTCCAGATGCGCTGGTTTTTCTCGTAGGTCTCTTCCTGTTTGACGCCTACGAGTTCCTCAGTATCTATCTGATGGAAGGTGATGCCTGAAGGAAGATAGCAGATGTTGTTTGGCAGGACTTTCATGCCGGTGAGATGTTCGGCTGCAGCCCATTCGATTTTGGTGAAGAATTCGAGTTGTTTCATATCGTTTTTATCTAAGAATGTATAATTACGGGTAGGAATGCCTAAGAAGGGGTAGGAAAATATAATGTCGTATTGTGTGAGAAATGTTATGTCTGATTTTTATTTTTTTAACAGGGATTCATACATTTTTCGAAAGAGACTCATGTTTGTACCCACGGCTGACATTGACACCGCATTTGCGGTACGAGTCCATGATGCGATAGAATTTCTGCTTGAGGTTCTGGAAGTGGTCATAGGAGATGCCGTTGGTCGTCATCCAGTCCTCCAGCAGGTAGGTCATAGGCTGGTCTCTGACAGCCTCGTTCATCAGATCCTCCCAGATGTGTTTGCTGAAGAGGTCATTGATGGCTTCTGCGATACCTTTCTTTCCCGGTATGGTGACATAGTTGAACTTGCTGGGTGGCTTTGCCTGACTGGCAGGTATGCAGATGGCAAGCTCGTCATCCTGCTGGACGATAGGAACGATGTCCGCAGGGCGCTCCTTCAGATAATGTCGTATTACACTGTTGATGTTCGACTGCGCGGGGAACCGTGCAGGGTTACCGAAGTGGCTGATGCACCACTCCCGCTCGTAGGCCGGTAGTTTGATATAAATAGTAAAGTCACTCATAATCATGTAATTGTGCTGCAAAGATAGTAATTTTCCGTATTAAAAATGAACTTTTCCATTTTTATTTTTTCTCCTCATACGTATACCCAAAACACTGCCCACAGCTGCACACATCTGCACACAAAATGTTAAGTGCTTGTTTTTTAACACCTTATGTATTTTGTATTTGTGTGCAAAATGGAAAAAGTGTGTGCAAAATGCCCTTTTTTGTGTGCAAAATGAGGGCGTGTGTGCAAAATGTGTGCAAATGTGTGCAGGATGTGTGCAGAAATTTGGATTTGTGTGCGAGACGCAAGCGTCTGAATATCAGCAATATAAAAAAATGTGTGCAGCTGTGTGCAAGTGTGTGCAGCCATTTGCTCGTGTGCGCGCGCGTGCGCATAAGGTTTTGACCCTAAAAACGCCCCTGGCCACCCTCTACCTGAAAAAAGATGGCCGATGCTCCCGCACCAGCCATCAGTCGATAAACCTAAATATCTGCTTACAAAGAAAAATTAGAATATCTCAGGCTCCAATCGCCTGCGTCGGGCTGCTTCTTCTTCAGCCACTATCTGTTTCTCAAATTCGTCGGCCATCTCTCCGCTCATGAACTCCAGCTCGAGGTCGAACTTGTCCTTCAGCTGGTTGTAGTCGAAGCACATGCAGCGGTCGAACTTCACCCTCTCTATGGTCTTCATGCTGCCATCGGCCAGCTTACGGTATTCTACCTCAGGCTTGCCGTCTATGATGATCTTCCAGCGCTCACTGCTTCGCTCACCCAGATATGCAGAGCTGGTTGTGAGGTAGTACTTGATGGAGTCCTTGGTCATCACGGTCTCCTTCTGCTGGCTGGCCATCTTACGGTACTGGCCGATGAAGTGCGACGGACGCAGCATCAGGATAGGCGTCTCCGTGCGGAACTCGCGGTCTCCCAGCGTGGTCTTCAGGTACTTCACGCGCTTCACCTTGAAGTCTGCTCCCTCGTAGATCATATTCTCCTCGAAGAGATACTTCATGGCATCCCAGAGTCGGCCCATCTCGTTATTGCTGACGACCTCGGTATTCTGACGCAGGATGCCGTCGACGCACAGCTTCTTCATCTCTTCGTATTCGAAGGGAAGCTCCAGCGTCTTGTATAGTGTCTTGTATGTAGACAGCAGGATGACCCAGTTACGCCACAGGCGGTCTTCGACGTTGGCGTTCTCTATCTCGTCGAACACCTCGTTGGTCACCTCGTTGTATGTCTCGTAGAACGAGGAAGCAAAGAACTTACGGTTGGCCAGTATCTCCTTCGTGAGGTGCTGCAGTCCCATCTTGCGGATATCCACCAGACGGTTGAATCGGTCCTTGGCCTCCCTGTCATGGACGGGAGAGTCATGTGTGAGGAATATCATTCGCGAGAACATGGCGATGTCCAGCGTGGGCATCTCCTGGCCACCGACGATGACACCACAGTCTACGGGCGTCTTCTCAATCTGCTTGCCCCTGTCCATATCCATACGCGATCGTCCTACGCCGTCGTAGCATCCTTTGATGATCTCGATGATGCGCATGTCGAGGGTGTTCTTGTATTCGTCCAGGAATATCAGACTGTTGGCGGTCATCGACAGCAGCTGCGACAGTCCCGGTGCTGTCGTGTTCCTCAGGTTGGTGGGCTCGTCACCAATGGAGAAGAAACGCATCAGCGTGATGCCCAGCTCCGACTTACCCGTACCTTTCTGACCGAAGAGGTTAAGGATGGGGAAGTTGGTCGTATATGACGTGATGATATCTCGGAATATGCTGGCCAGCAGATAGCAGATGCCTACCTTGGCATTATTGCCGAAGACGCCCACCATCATATTGGCGAAGTCCGGCAGCGATATCGAGCTATGCCCCTCTGGGAAGATGAACTGTCGCTCGAAAGTGAAGTAGCTGGTATCGTTTGCGTAGATATCGCTGGCTCCCTGCAGGTAGTAGTCATCCATCTGCTTGTCCACCTCATGCAGGTGCACAATACCCATGTGGTCTGCAGGGATGAATTCATCCTCATAGATGCATCCGTTGCCGAATGCCCAGAAGCCCCTCTTCTGCCATCCGTACTGTCGGACGCTCAGTGCGGTACCAGTGATATCGTATAGGTATTTCTTGAGTTTCTTGAGTTCCTCGACAGTGCCATACCATAGGAAGTTACCCATGGACTCGACCCTGATCTGGAATTTGGGCAGGCTGACGAGTTCCTCGGCTGACAGCTCCAGCGTGCGTGTCACGCCGTCCTGATTGGTGACCTCATAGATACGCTTCGAGTCATCGACACCCAGAATATGGTACAGCGGCTTCATCTTGAAGTTGCTCCACTGCTTCTCTGAGCCTTCCTCGTTACACCAGTAGCTGTTATGGTCTTCATAGAAGCCATACTTGCGGAGATCGATGCCCGACTTGCGGGTGGTCTCCTTGGCACGTTTCTCCTGTGCCCTGCGCTTGGCATCGTTGATGGCGTTCTTCCACATGTTCTTGTGGCCATGCTTGGCGGCCAGCGCATCGACGATGGTGTTACGGACGTACTCGTCTTTCTCCAGCAGCAGCGTGTCGGCCAGCTCACGGATGATATCGCTCTTGGCCGTGTCGACAAGGCTATCATTCCATATGTGCTTGTCAAGCCATACCACGAAGTCCTCGGTGCTGATGGCATCCAGCTGCGCCTGGGCACTGTTCTTCTCTCCCTCGTCCGGACGCTTGAAGTAACTGTCGGCATCCTGTTTGTGCAGGGTCACTACGCCGCTCTCGTCCGTCTCCTCCAATGGCGGTATCTCCTTGACGAGGACGCGGAAGCCCTCGGCCATGGCGGCCTTACCATTCTTGATGACGGCCTCGATGCCTGCCTTGTCAGCATCGGGTATGAAGCACAGTGATGCATTGAACCGTTTCAGCAGGTGGAACTGTTCCTTGGTGAAAGAGGTGCCGAGTGCAGCGATGGTGTTCAGAATGCCTATCTCCTGCAGCTTGATGACGTCGGGTGCTCCCTCTACGACATAGAAGATCTTGTGCTTGGCACCCTCGAACTTCGCGATATCCAGACCGAAGAGGGTATTGCCCTTCTTGAAGAGGAACGAGTCTGCACCATTCAGGTACTTACAGTCCTTGGCTTCATGCTCCTCGAGGGCACGGGCTGTATAGCTCTCTATGCGTCCGTACTTGTCGCGGATGGGTATCATCAGGCGGTTTCGGTAGAAGCCGTATTCAGACCCCTTTTCCGATGTGCGGATGATGTCGAGCTCCTTCATGATACCGATGGACAGTGCCTCCTTCTTGGCGAACTCCACGATATCCTGCCAGCCCGATGTGGCATATCCGATGCCTCGTTCCATCACCTCTTCCATACCCCAGCGGTGTACGGCATAACTCAACGCGGCCTTGGCCTCAGGGGTGTCTGCATGCAAGTTCTGGACAAAGTACTTGTTCAGGTGTTCGTAGATGACGTAGGCCGACTCCTTCTTCTGGTACAGCAGTACTTCCTCGGGCGTTGACTTCTTCTCTTCTATGTCAAGCTTGATGTTGTGGTTCTTGGCCAATATCTTGCAGGCCTCATGGAAGCCGACGTGCTCCATCTTCATTACGAAGGAGATGGTGTTGCCACCCTCTCCGCAGCTGAAGCACTTGCAGACGTTCTTAGCTGGTGATACGACAAACGACGGCGTCGTGTCCTTGTGGAACGGGCACAGTCCCTTGTAATTGACTCCCGACTTCTTGAGCGTGATGTCGTAGTCCTCGACAACCGCGCGGATATCTAATTCAAGAAGTTGCTCGATATCGTTTTCTTTGATCATAATATTTAGGTTTTAACCGGCGGCAAAGATAGGAACTTTGTCGCATACATTAAAATACAGACAACTCCTCTACGGCTTCCTCCAGTCGGAGTCGCATGTAAGGCCTGTCCTTGGTACGTGCCTTGTACTTCTGCTTGGCCTGCAGCAGGAGCATCTCGGCCTTCCAGCGGGAGTGCGGAGTGGTGATGCGCACTCTCTGCTGTGTCAGCCTGCTGATGGCAGTCACTACGTACTTCATAGCTCACGCTTACCATTCAGCGGGAGCCATATCTTGTTGATATTCTCCCTGACATATCTCTGCTTGGTCTCGAAGGGTTCTTCACCCCAATCTGGCTCCAAGGGCTCACGTCCCTGGTCACAGAGCTTGTCATACTGTGCGAACAGCCACTCTGCAGCATGGTGATAGTATGCGAAAATCATGCTCTTGCCTGCACCTTTTGCATAGTGGTATTCCGACATTGCACCGTCGGAACGGCGGAAGTCCTCGAGCATGTAGATGGCATCACATTTCTTCAGCTCCTCGATATCCAGGAGTACGATCTCCTCCCAGAACGTGGTACCATTCTTCTGTGCCAGACTCTCGGCATGCTGGCCAAGTCCGCTGGTGGTAGGGTTAAAGACTTCCATGCCTTTGGCTAGCAGCATGTCCTCGGCCTTCATGAACTTCGCGATGGTCTCCTTGCTGGGGACGGTCTCGCCTATCTTTCCACTGATGTAAATTTTCATACTATTCAAATTTTAATTGACTCACTTTATTCATCTTCATCATATTCTTCAGGATAGCATTCGTAAAAATATGGGCATTGAACGTGACAAAATGGCTTCGTGGTATAGGAGCAAGGAGGAATTGCAGCCTATGCGTCAACAACACGCCAAGAAACTTTATCTGGTAATTCATTTTCTATCATACTCTCATTGCTTTTTCAATCATGTCTCTACCAACTATCTGCCGGATGCCGGCAATGAGTTGTTGGCGTAACTCTGGTGTCTTGCACTTACAATACATGTCCACCACTTTCTCGATGTCCTTTCCTGCTTTCACGTCACGGACCATTCTGGCTATTAATATTAATCCTTCACCGTTCATCACCTATCTCCTTTCCTTTTATATGCCCAGCCAACGAGCCTTCTGAATGGCATGCTAATGCCGTGTTTCTTGCCTGGAACGAAGATGCAGAAATCTTCGTCCTCATCCAATAATCCGTCACTACAGCCTGTATATACATTCATGTCGTCGAACAAGAAAATCGCAGTACGGCTGCAGTCAATCTCTGACAGCGTGTCCGGATTTCTGAGTTTATACTTCTGACCGTTGGTCAGGGTAATCTTAATGTTTGTTATCATAGATTCTCTTTGCTTCAACAGTAACAACCCAAGGCCGATTCTTGAGAGCGTACTTCACCTTAACGCTTCCGGCATTTACTTTCTCTCCGGATTCAATCAGATAGGTTCCAATGTTTCCGTTTGCTATAGCCTCCCGAAATTTCTTTATGGCCGGGAGGCTCAATTTTTTTCTTTGTTTTTTCATACTATGGTCTCCTGTATTCTAATATTGCATTTCTGATATAATCAGCGTGTATGGAAAAAACAACTTTGTCGGTGTCTGTGTCTGGCTTCACCATGATGTGCGGTTCCATTTCACCGTAGGAACCTCTGAACTCTCTATGTATAAATCGGAAAGGCTTGCATCTCTTATTCTGCTCCTCCAGTTCTCGCATCTTCATCTGAATGTCATCCTTAACATTATGGATGTCATCAGCTGACACAACAACGTGATTGTACTTTTTATACACGTATGCACTGAGCTCATTGCCCATACTGTTTGACTTACAAGTCCAAACAGAAAGAAAATAATGTTTATCCATATCCTATTTCATTTCAGTTAATATACAACACGAAATCCCGGTTCCGCAACGAAGGGCAGCGGCTCAGGACATAATCCATAATCTCCTCTTTCGGGTTCTTCCAGAACTGATGGCAGCGGTAGTGCAGCGTCATGTAAAATTTGCTCCCACTCCCATTGAGGAGCATGATGTCTATATGTTTCATTGGACTCATACGCGTTCCTCCTTCAGTCTCTCTAACCTGACTCCATTTACAGCCAGCTTCACACCTTCTGAAAATGCTTGAATAAGATTTTCCTCCATCTCTTCATTCTCCATCAGGGCTATAAGTTGGCCGACGGCAAGCGACAGTGAAGTGACAGCACTTACCAGGTGGATACAGTCTACAGTGCCTTCTTGGGCCAGCGATACCACCTTACGGAGTACAACCGCTTTCACTTCCTGTGTCACACCCCGCCATTCCAACATTATCCTTTGAAGTTCTGCATTGGCCTGCAACTCGTTGGGGCCAATAACCAAATTTTCCGTCTTGCTCATAATATTGTTGTGTTTAGTTAATACCGGTTTTCTATATTTCCTCTAAAGGCCGTGGCATCCCGGCCTCTGAGAGAAAATTAAAGTCTAACATTGTTTACTCGAATTGCATAATAAATAAAACCGAATAATAGAATGGGACTTGCACCCATCCGAGCGTCCTTTCGCCCGTAGATAATGATTAATAAATGATATCTAATTGATGATGCCCTCAATGAGTCCTAGGAAAAACTACAGGGGCTTCACAGCAGCTGTAGCCATGCAAAATTCATTCTTTCATTTTTACTTAAAATGGAAACATTCTCTGCCGACGCTTCGGTATGAATTTTCCGAACCGTATGAATTCAATAGTGTGTCTTAAGTAATAATAATCGTACAAAGCACCTTCGCTATATCCTTCGACGAACGCAGGTGCAGACGTTTCTTGATGCGCTGCAAGAAGTTCTTAATGGTGGAGTGTGTGATGCCCAGCTGCTCGGAGATATCCTTATAGCTCAGCCCCTTGCTGTGCAGGATGGCTATCTCGCGTTCGCGGTCTGTCAGCGCAAGTGCCTTGGGTTTGCAGATGACGCCAACCATCGGACATTCCCTGCGCTGCGGGCATGCCACCTCTTCCAGATGCATCGTGATACCTTGTATGTCATATGTCAGCCCGTCATACTTGCCAAAGTTGCAACGTATGAAGCGGCTGGCCATCTTGTACACGAAGTACGGCGCGTTGCCCTTGTAGCGCTGGTACTCCTTGTGCAGTGCCACGTAGGCCTCAGGGTAGTAGGCTTGCACCAGATTCAGTATGTACATGCTGAACTCGGTATCCTTCTCGGTATACTGCCTGGTACCCTGCCCTTCCTCATATACCATGATGTCACCATCAGGGGTCAGGAAGAATTCTACAGTCTTGGATTCCATCATGACGTCCTGCTGTTAATAATATCGGTAACCTTGTCTATCTCGGTCTTCTGGTTCCAGCACCCAAGACGTATCTTGCGTCTTACCGTCGCCGTGCTCTTGCCTATGGCGTTGGCCACCTCGATGGTGAAGGTATCCTTGTCGCCTCGAACCAGCGAGTCATAGTAGGAAGATATTCCCAATGCGTCAATTTTTTCCATAAATAATTTGGTTGTGTTTAAAATAATCACTAAATTTGTGAGCAAAATTAGCGCTAAATTTTGAAAATCCAAAATAAAAATGGAATAATTTCCAGTTTTGGTATGGTTTTTAACTGTTATTAAGTAAATATGAAGTATAAAGGAAGCAAATTAAAGGAATGGGTACAGTCCCATCGCGGTGCATATACTGATATATGCATCGCCATGTTGGGTGGTCGAAAGAAAGGTCTGGACAATTACTATGCTGACGATAAGAATATCAGTATCGATAAGCTGTCGGCTGTTCTTCGTGCTACAGGCCTATCTATCGACTATTTCGTAGAATTCGAGGAAGGAGAGCTGCCGTCATCCGTCAACACTCCGACCATTGGTAACCACAATGTAATAAACAGTATGGTAGGAAGAGATTTGACTGAAAAGGTTGAGCACCTCAATGAGGTAATCAGCCTGAAGAACCAGATTATCATCGAGAAAGAGAAGCAGCTGGCCATGAAAGACCAGGAAATCATGCTTTGGAAGAAACGCTATGACGACTCACTGAAACTGGCAAAGTTGGATTCGGACGAGACTCGGACATAAAAAGAAACCAAAATCCCAATTAAAAATGAACCAATAATCCATTTTTATTGGGGTTTTTCTTTATCTAGTCATCGGACTGTCTTCTACGTCTTCTTGACACGTTTAACACTATTATTTGTAATTTATCCATCCGCATGCGCCACAATACGTCAAATAAGTCTGAAATTCAAATCCTGCCTCCGCAACTAATAGAGCCGCAATCCCGTGTATACACGTGGAAAGCGGCTCTTTTCGACTTTAAAAGTCGGACATAACTCGGACATTATTAACGTATACGTTGGTGGCTTCGGCAACAAACGTAAAAAAAATGTTTCCCAAACTCAAACACGACTCACGTTTTAATTCGATTGTGGATTTCATACCACCCCAGCGTCATGACGG